TCGTTGAGCCCGGCGGTACACAGATCCGTGTAGGTGCTACTACTAACGAATCTGATGCTTTCTCCTCTACCGCATTGATTGCTGCTTTCTATGACGCAGCTGCTGCAATGGACGAGAAGGGAGTTTCTAGCGATGGCCGCTGTGCCGTCCTGAACCCACGTCAGTACTACGAATTGATTCAAGCTGTAGGTTCCAATGGTCTTGTTAACCGTGACGCTCAGGGCACTGCTCTGCAAGGCGGCAACGGCATCATCGAGATTGCTGGTATCCACATCTACAAGTCAATGAACATCCCCTTCCTTGGCAACTACGGCACCAAGTACGGCGGTACTTCTGGTCAAACATCTCCTGGCAATACCGGTGACTTCATCGGACCTGCCTTGGAAGATGCTTCCGGCGCTACTACCGGTATCAACAATGACTACGGCACAGCCGCAGAAGTTGCTGCTACATCTTGTGGTCTTATCTTCCAACGTGAAGCAGCCGCTTGTGTTGAAGCAATCGGTCCTCAAGTACAAGTCACCAGTGGTGATGTCTCTGTGATTTATCAGGGCGACGTTATCCTTGGCCGTCTTGCAATGGGCGCAGATTATCTGAACCCTGCTGCAGCTGTTGAGCTGTATGTAGGCGCTACTGCACCTTCTGCATTCTGATTTAAATACTCTTTTAGGGTCTCTTCGGAGGCCCTTTTTTTTACCTTAAAATATTATGGCTTTTCCTACCACTAATGCACAGCGAGAGCTGCCAGCTGTAAATCAAATACTACAGTCATGTGGTCAAGCGCCTGTGACAACCCTAGATCAAACCAACCCGGACGTTGCGATTGCCTATCAGACTTTGTTAGAAGTCTCACGGGAAGTACAGGCGGAAGGATGGTCATTCAATAAGGAATATCATTATGAAATGAATCCTGACACAAACAATGAAATACTTATTCCTAATAACATACTGCAAATTGATGCGACACAAAATGCAGCAAATGCTCAAATTGATGTCATAAGAAGGAATGGCAAATTATATGAAAAGATACACCATACTTTTACATTTACAAAACCAATTGAGTGTGACATCACTTGGCTATTAGATTGGATAGATCTACCTACACCTATTGCTGATTACATTACCTGTAGAGCAGCCAAAACAGTTTCAAGCAGAATTGTAGGTGATGGAAATCAATACCAAATGCTCCAACAAAAAGAACAGGAAGCAAAAGTTGCAGTAATGGAATACGAATGCAATCAAGGTGATTACACCTTCTTCGGGCATCCTGGTAATACAAATACATACAAAAGTTACAAACCGTACAACGCACTATTACGTTAAATGGCAGCAATTACTCAACGGATCTCCAGCTATCTAGGTGGTGTATCAAAACAATCAGACGATAAAATGCTCCCCGGACAGGTCCGTGAGTGCTTCAACGGCTTCCCTGATGCTACATACGGTCTAACAAAAAGACCTGGCTTTAAGCACATTGCAAATCTAGAAGGAGCGGTTACCGATAAAGGGAGGTGGTTTTATATAAATAGAGATGATGATGAAGTATATATTGGTAGAATTTATGGAGGAACTGGGACAAACATAGCAGGTCCAGCTGGGATTAAAGTGTGGAATGCAGTAACTGGAGTTGAAGCAACAGTTACCTATGAAACAGGAACACAAAACTATTTTCAAACAAACAGAGAATCACTTAAAGTACTTACTGTACAAGACACAACGATTGTAGTTAACACAGAACAAGTTGTAGCAGCTTCAAGCACAAATAGCCCAAGTGTTTCTGTAACAACAGTGTCAAGTGTCGGTGCATTACCTACAAGTGGAACACATAATACTGTTTCAAAGATTGTCAACACAACAGGCATGATAGATGATTATTACGTAAAATTTATCGCCAACAATGGTTCAAACGGTGCGGGTTATTACGAAGAAACTATTGAACCTGGAATTTCACTTGGTGTAGACAGCAGTACAATGCCACATGAGCTTGTGAATACAGGTCTAAACACTTTTCATTTTAAAAAAATTACCTACACCGATAGATTAGTTGGTGATGACATAACTAACAGTCAGCCTAGTTTTGTAGGAGAAAAGATAACTAATGCATTCTTTAGTGACGGACGGTTTGGATTTCTTTCAAAAGATAATGTAAGTCTAAGTCAGGCAGGAGACTTCTTTAATTTCTACTTTAAGTCAGCACAAACATCAATTGATTCTGACCCCGTTGATATCAGCTGCTCTTCAGTAAAACCTACTGCTTTAAATGCTGTGATTCCCACTGCACAGGGTATTCTGTTGTTTTCGAATAAGCAGCAATTTATGCTGTACTCTGAAACAGGAGTACTGACACCATCAACAGCAACTATTAGAAAAATCTCTAATTATGAGATGAATTCAAATATTGATCCAGTAGATGTAGGTACTAATATAAACTTCATAAGTAAGACACCTGGATATACACGTGTATTCAGTATGGTCACAAGGGGGCAAGAAGATAACCCACAGGTATTAGATCTATCTCGCGTGGTGAAGGAGTGGGTTTCACCAGACATCGATCAGCTAGTAGGTAGTCCACAGAACTCTATGGTTCTCTTAGCAAATCAAGACAGTAGAGAACTTTTCACCTTCCGTTATTACAACGATGGAAGGGAGAATTTAATGGAGGCTTGGACTAGCTGGATTATGCCTTCAAAAGTCCAGTTTTGTGTAATTGACCAGGATGATATGTATATTATCGGCATGACAGATAGCCAAACAGTGTTACTAAAAGCTGCGCTAAGTCAAAGTCCACAGGAAGCAATTCTAGTAACCAGTCAAAGGCAAAAGGTAAATCCTTGTATGGATTACTACGCAACTGCATCTAGTGTTGTGTACGACTCCGTAAATGACCTAAGCAAATGCTATCTACCATATGACGACATTGCCGAATTAGATCCAGTACTCATTATTAAAGGAGGAGTACCAGTACAAAACAATATTGATATTAGCGATACTGGTGGACTCGATACTGGTAGACTCGATACATTCTATAATCCAGAACCTCTACCATTAAATGACTTAGTTGAGTCAGGATATACTATTACTCCCGAACGTGGAACTGATAGTACAGGACCGTATTTTATCGTTCCAAATAGAGATGTAACTGCTATTGCAAGTGAGGTGATCGTTGGTTATAAATATACATTTGACGTACAACTACCTAAAACTTATTACAATCATGATGGAAAAAGTGCTGACTTTACTGCAAACCTAACACTACACAGGATGAAGTTCTCTGTTGGTCTTTCAGGTGAGATGAATTTTAAGGTACAGCAAAAAGGAAAGCTTCCTTATTTTGTAGATTTTGTGGGTGATGGCACTGCAGACACCTTTCAATTCAATCGCAATGAATTAGATTATGCAGAACGTAGAGACATAAAGGTATCAGTTGATGGTGTACGTACAGTTGGCTTCCAGTTTAACAATGACACTACAATAGAACTGACTGATACACCAGCTGCTAACGCAAAGATTAAATTCTATATTGACGAATGGTTTGCTGTATATCCAGTAATTGAAGCAAACGAGTATATCGCTAATGACATCGCTATGGACAATCAAAATGTATTTACATTACCACTACATCAAAGGACAGAAAACGTGAACGTACGTATAGTCAACAACTCACCTTTCCCAGTCGCATTAAATTCAATGATGTGGGAAGGTAATTACACACCCCGATTCTATAGGAGGAAATAAGTATGGGATTTGAGATTCCATTTTTTCAGGGTTCAAACAGGAATGCAGAAAAAAGGGGGCAAGAGTATGCTAATCATGCCCGTGACATGAAAATACACAACCACAATGAAGAAGTATCATTTAGAGACTATAATTACAATAAACTAGCGTATGCTAATAAGTTAAAGGATGACGAGGATAATCTAAGGTTTGCAGAAAGAGATCGGATTCAAAGCTATATCGACAATCAAACTCTTCAGGACTTTGATTTTGAATCAGCAGCAATTGCTTATAACCAATCAGTAGGAATCAGAGATAGGCAGAAGGATTTTAATTTCATTGCTGAACAAGCAGCTCTGATGGAACAGCATACTAAGAAAAGGGATGATCTTGTAGCGGTAGCATTTGAAGAAGCACAAACACTTGTTGACCATGCATATAAA